GGTGTTAAGCTGACTAGTTTAGCGATTCCGAGAGGCTAGTAGAACATGAAATTAATAACAGAAATGATGGATACTCAATTAGAGTATTTGTCCGAGGCTAACGATAAAGGCGAAAAGACTGCCACAATCGAAGGCATCTTTATGCAGGCTGAGGGTAAGAACCGCAATGGCAGGATCTACCCAAAGAAAGTCTTAGAAAATGCAGTAAATAAATATACTGTAGAACAAGTTTCCAAAGGAAGGGCCGTGGGCGAATTGAATCACCCTGAAGGTCCAACCGTTAATTTGGATAAAGTATCCCATCGTATTACCGAACTAAAGTGGGACGGTAATAATGTGATGGGTAAGGCACTAATATTGAATACTCCTATGGGTCAGATTGTAAAGGGTCTGATGGAAGGTGGTGTTCAGCTTGGTGTTTCAAGTCGTGGTATGGGTAGTCTTGTACGCCGGAACGGAGTTAACATGGTTGGTGAGGATTTTATGCTCGCAACCATCGATATCGTTCAGGACCCTTCTGCTCCTGAGGCCTTTGTAAATGGCATCATGGAGGGAGTAGATTGGATTTGGGATAACGGTATCCTAAAAGTGCAAGAAATTGAACAGTTCGAGACTGAGATCAAAGAAGCTAAAATCAAAGACATGAGTAATGTTCAGATGAAAGTTTTTAAAGATTTCCTCTCAAAACTTTAACTCAATAGGAGTAATTAAATGTCCGATAATACAAATATCGAAGACGTTGTTGAACAACTCCAAGATGAGACCCTTGAGAACGTTGAAGTTTCTGATGGGGATCACCTGGACGAGGCAAAAGCCGCACCTGAAGTTGACGGGGAAAAAGCAGCTGATGAAATTGGTAAGGTCGTGAAAGCGTCTGCACCAAAGCAAGCAGCAGTTCCGAAGACTAAAGCTGGTATGGTTAATGCCATGTATGACAAATTGTCTAAGATGAAAAAAGAAGAGCTAACAGCATCATATATGAAAATGAATGCTGAAAGCGTTGACACTGATGATACTAATACAGTAACTGAAGGTCTCTTCGATGAAGATTTGAACGCACTAGTTGAATCTGAAGCAACCTTATCTGAAGGTTTTAAAGGCAAAGCAGCTATCATTTTTGAAGCAGCCTTGAAATCTAAACTGTCTGAAAGCATTAATCGCTTAGAAGATCAGTACTCAGAAGAGCTAGCAGAAGAAACACAACGTGTTCACTCTGAATTGGTCGAAAAAGTTGATGGCTACCTCAACTACGTCGTCGAAAACTGGATGGAAGAAAACAAGCTTGCAGTCGAAAATGGTCTTCGTACCGAGATCGCTGAAAGCTTTATGACAGCACTTCATGGTGTGTTCACTGAACATTACGTTGAAGTACCAGCAACAAAGGTTGACTTAGTTGACGATCTTGCTGGCAAGGTTGATACCTTGGAAGAAGCTGTTAATGTTTCCGAGCAGAAAAATATCGAGTTGGCAACGCAAGTGAATACACTTACGCGTGCAGCAATCGTTATCGAATCTGCAACTGGTTTGAGCGAAACACAAGCTGAAAAGCTTAAAACGCTTGTTGAAGATGTAACCTTTGAAACTGCAGAAGCTTTTACAGCTAAAGTAGATACTATCAAAGAAACATACTTTAAAGAAGCATCAATCGTAAGCGAAGAAGCTGAAGTATCACATGATCATGCTGCAGACGAAGTCTCAGTATCACCAATGATGCAACGCTATGTAGCTGCACTTAAGCAAACTTTCTAAATATTTAAACGGAGTAAACAAAAAATGTTTAACGCTGACAAAAACTTAATGGAGAAATGGGCCCCAATCATGGACAGCCCCGATGCTCCTCAATTCAAAGATAAGCATCGTGCTGCTGTAACTGCAGTCATGCTTGAAAACACTGAGAAAGCCCTTGCTGAAGAGCGCGGACATTCGTCTTTCTCACTTAACGAAGCTGCACCTGTTAACTCAACTGGCAGTGGTATTGATAACTGGGATCCAATCTTGATCTCATTAGTACGTCGTTCTATGCCAAACCTAATGGCCTATGACATTGCTGGTGTACAGCCAATGACTGGTCCAACTGGCTTAATCTTCGCAATGAAGTCACGCTACACATCACAATCTGGTACTGAAGCGTTATTTGGCGAAGCTGCAACTGCATTCTCTGGTGCCGCTTCTGGTGACCTTGGTTCTGCAGACGCTGGCAACAACGATCCTTTTGCTGGAGATGATCCTGCTTCTGGTGGTTCTGTTGGTAACGACTCTGATACTATTGCGGAATACGCTCCTGGTACCGGTATGGCTACAGCAACTGCTGAAGCTCTTGGCGATGCTGCTGGAAACGCGTTCCCTGAAATGGCGTTCTCAATCGAAAAAGCTACTGTGACTGCAAAGTCTCGTGCTTTGAAAGCTGAGTACACAATGGAACTTGCACAAGATCTTAAAGCTGTGCACGGTCTTGACGCTGAAGCAGAACTTGCAAACATCTTGTCTGCAGAAATTCTTGCTGAAATCAACCGCGAAGTAATTCGTACGATCAACATGAAAGCTAAATTGGGCGCACAACAAGCTGACCTAACAACTGGCGGAACTTTTGATCTTGATACAGATGCTGACGGTCGTTGGTCTGTAGAGAAGTACAAAGGCTTGTTGGTACAAATCCAGCGTGAAGCTAATGTAATTGCACGTGAAACTCGTCGCGGTAAGGGTAACTTCCTAATCTGTTCTTCAGATGTGGCTGCTGCACTATCTGCTTCTGGTGTTCTTGATTACACTCCAGCTCTTGCTGTAAATGGTAATCTAGCTGTAGATGACGCTGGCAACACTTTTGCTGGTACATTGAACGGTGGCATGAAAGTGTACATCGATCCATACGCTGCTGTTAACTATGTAAACATCGGTTATAAAGGTACAAACGCATACGATGCTGGTATCTTCTATTGCCCATATGTTCCATTAACAATGGTTCGTGCAGTTGGTGAGAATTCCTTCCAGCCAAAAATCGGCTTTAAGACTCGCTACGGTATGGTTGCTAACCCATTCGTTGGTTCTACTGCAGGCGATAATACTGGTGCCGATCGTTCTAACCAGTATTACCGTATCTTCAAAGTAACAAACATCTTAGGCGAAGGTTAATCCCTAAACCCTAGAGTAACAAATTGGGCAGCCTTCGGGTTGCCCTTTTTTTTCATTATAAATAAGTGTATAATGACGGAGTAACACAATGCCATATACCACTACTATCAATTTTAAAGAACAGGCAACTTCTACACTAGTAGAGAACCTTTCTTTCCTTACACCATCTGGCTTCCGACTTGTGATCGATTCACAGAAATATCCGAATGCTCAGTACATGGTTCAAACAATCGCATTGCCTGATATTAGTGTCAGCCCTGCTGTGTTGAATACACCTAAAAGAAATCTAAACATGACTCCTGATAAAGTTGAGTACATGCCTTTTGATTTAACATTTCTAGTAGATGAAAACCTGACCAACTATAAAGAGATTCATGATTGGATCCTAGGCATGGTTACTGAGGCTGAGACCGGTGTTCGCAAGGAACGTGACGTCACGCTGCAAGTAATGAATAGCTCGAATAACGTTACAAACGAAATACAGTTTATTGATGCGTATCCTATTAACCTTAGTTCATTGCCCTTTGATGCAACTGCAACTGATATCACATATCTGACAGCATCTGTCACTTTTGTGTACTCATACTTCAAATTTAAGGCCGTATAAATAAAGCTGTAAACCCCCTATATTATAATATGAATGGTGATTATTATGTTGAATATCGAAAAAATCTTAGACATGTGGAAAGAAGACTCAAAGATAGATGAGCTTCGTTTAGACCAGGCATCAATAGACTCTGCTAAACTCCATGCTAAGTATCTAGAACTCCTCACAACAACAAAACTCCAGCTTAAACGTAAAGATATGGAATTCAAAGTCCTGCTTAAAAACAAGTGGCTTTGGTACAATGGTAAACTCACTAAGGATCAGATCGATGACCTTGGCTGGGAATACGATGCATTGAACGGACTCAAGATATTAAAAGGCGAAATGAATTATTATTATGACGCTGATCCCCATATCCAAGAATCCCAGGCACGACTCGAATATATTACTACTATCAAGGAAACCCTTGAAGAGATAATTAACAATATTCGATGGAGGCATTCTAGTATTAAAAACGCAATAGACTGGCGCAAATTTGAATCAGGTGCATAATAATGTCCGAAGTAATACGCGTAAAGAAGAAGAATCATGCATACCTAACGATCGATACAGATCCAGGTATTGCCAACGAGATATCTGATTTCTTTACATTCTTTGTTCCTGGGTATAAATTCATGCCCTCATATAAGAACAAAATGTGGGACGGCAAGATCCGTCTCTTCGATGTAAGATCAGGAGATCTACCTGGTGGATTATTTGCATACGTGCAAGAATTCGCCTCCACACCCGGACGTGACTACCACATTGAAATAGAGCATGATGCGTATTACGGAGTACCTAGTACTAATTCCGTAGTCGATATGAGCTGGGTAAACGATTTGACTTTATCATCTAATGGTAAAGCAATTGTGCCACGTGATTATCAGTTAGATGCAGTTAGCCATGCGTTATCAAAGAAACGCGCATTGCTTATATCACCTACAGCATCTGGTAAGTCACTCATAATCTATCTTATTATTCGATGGTTCTTAGAACGATTCGATAAAAGAATCTTGATTATTGTACCTACTACTTCATTAGTTCAACAGATGTATAGTGACTTTGGTGACTATAGTCAATTTGATGATACATTTGATAATGAAGAAATGATACACAGAATCTATTCAGGTAGACCTAAGTTTGCTGAGCAAGAGCGGATTATCGTATCTACATGGCAGTCAATATATAAGCTAGGACCAGATTGGTTTAGCCAGTTTGGTGCAGTATTTGGTGATGAAGCTCACAACTTTAAAGCAAAGAGTCTCATATCAATTTTATCTAAAATGCGTGATTCTGAATACCGGTTTGGTACTACAGGAACACTTGATGGAACACAAACACATAAACTTGTACTTGAAGGGCACTTTGGACCGGCTCACTATGTGACTACTACTAAAAAACTAATGGATGCAGGATCACTCTCAGAATTAGAGATTAGTATGATACTACTCAAATATCCAGATGAAATACGTAAAGCATGGGGTAAAAAGAAGTACCAAGAAGAGATGGACTACATTGTTGCATATGAGAAACGTAATAGCTTTATCACTAATCTGGCATTAGATCAGGAAGGTAATACACTTGTATTGTTTCAATATGTAGAAAAGCACGGTAAACCTTTGTATGATATGATAAAGAACAAGTCGCATAAACGTAGACAGATCTTCTATGTGTCAGGTGAAACTGGTGCTGACGTACGTGAGGATATCCGAAAGATTACTGAGACACAGAAGAATGCAATCATTGTGGCATCACTTGGCACATTCAGTACTGGTGTCAATATTAGAAACTTGCACAATGTTGTCTTTGCAAGTCCATCTAAGTCACAGATTAAAGTGTTACAATCTATTGGACGTGGTTTACGCAAGTCTGACAATGGTCAAGCAACAAAGCTATTTGACCTGGCTGATAACCTTGGTTGGAAAGCTAGGAAGAACTACACATTACTACACGCTGCCGAACGGATGAAAATCTACGGTAAAGAAAAATTCAAATATAAAATTTATGAAGTGGACATATAATGGAAAATGTATTAGATACTATTAACATACAACACCTGAAGTTAGTCTCCGGTGACGAAGTAGTTGGTTTGATTAGAGCTATGGAAAAGGATAGGCTCGTAATAGAATCTCCACTATCTCTCAATATGATGCCAACGTTAGGAGATACCGAATCATTCTTCTTCACCGAGTGGATGCCAATGTCAGATAACAACGTCATTTCAATCTATATAAATAGTATTGTAGCAACCACTCCATGCAACGACCTGTTTAAAGAACACTACATCAGGACTGCATTAAAGTTCAAAGTACGACCGATACCAATATTCGAAGACGACGAAGGTGAAGATGAATATATTGATGATGACGGATTTAATATTGATGAGGATAATGATACTATGCACTAATCTACCATATGGTACCTCTATCCCTCGGCAGTAACATCTTTATTATACCACAGTTTGACGGCTTTGTACACAGTTAAATGCGGTATAAACGAAAATAAATAAAACAAAATAAATAGTGTACATTTCCTTAGAATTGTGTTATAATAATACAATAAGATATACTAGGAGTATATGATGAAACCAAAGAATAAACCACATTACGTCAACAACAGGGAATTCTCTCTGACAGTTGTTGAGTATGTAAGTAAGGTCAATGAGGCACAAGATGCCGAGACGGCGCTTCCCATTGTTCCTGACTATATCGCACACTGCTTTCTAAAGATTGCAGAAGGCTTATCGCACAAATCTAACTTTATCCGTTATACCTATCGTGAAGAGATGGTTATGGATGCAGTCGAGAATTGTCTTAAAGCAATTACCAACTACAATATCGAAGCAGCTACACGTACGGGTAACCCTAATGCGTTTGCATACTTTACTCAGATTTGTTACTATGCATTCTTAAGACGTATAGCCAAAGAGAAGAAGCAGCAAGAGATCAAATTTAAGTGGATCGAAAGAGCTGGTATCGATGAGTTCCTTTCATATAGCGATGCAGACACTGGATCACATGTAGGTGGATCAGAGCATGCTTTCGTTGAAGAACTTCGTGTGCGAATCGATAGAATCCGTGAAGTTGACAACTCGCTGAAGGTATTCGGTAAAGCTGAAAAGCTAGCTGAAAAAGAGCGAAAAGCAAAAGGTCTCGAACTTTTTATGGGAGCCTGATATGTCTAGTATTAATATATTAATACTAGACATATCAGGCTCCCATAAAAAGTTCGAGACCT